TGTTGTATCTCCAGCATCGTTAACAGTATTGCAATCTGCAACAACATCAGCTTTTGCTCGCACAACAGAAGGCACATTTGAAGCACCCACAAACACCAAGTTTGTTGGTACACTCAATGGCGCAATGCGTGTGTTCTGCAACAGCTACGCCGCTGACACAGCTTCTGTGTTGGTAGGTTATAAGGGTACAAGTGAGGCAGATGCTGCCGCGTTCTATTGCCCATATATTCCTTTAATGAGCTCAGGTGTTGTACTTGATCCAACAACCTTCGAACCAGTCGTAAGTTTCATGACAAGATACGGTTTTGTCGAATTGACAAACACCGCATCAAGTTTCGGAAACGCCGCCGACTACGTCGGAGAAATCGCTGTCCAGAACCTTAGTTTCTCATGATCCAAAGGTATCAAAGATAGTAATAAACAACCCAGGGATGGGAAGTTACAAGAAACCACCGAAAGGTGGTTTTTTGTTGAGTGAAATTTCTGTTATATATATTATTTAAGTAAATGACAAACTTTGATAAATAAAAGTATGAACAAATACAAAACTTGGTATAATAACATCACGGAAAATGCAAAAAATCGTATGTTGAGTGGATACACGGAACGACATCATATCATTCCGCGTAGTTTAGGAGGATCTAATGATAAAGAAAACTTAGTAAATCTCACAGCAAGAGAACACTTTATATGCCACTGGCTATTGACCAAAATGCACACTGGCGAATCACGAGCCAAGATGATTTATGCTCTAAATGGTATGAAACGAAATGGCAAATTTAACGAGAGGTATGAAACCAAAATAACCAGCAGAGTTTACGAAAATCTTAAAAAAGAATTTGCTGTTATACACGCGGCCGTAATGAAAGGTCGAGATCCTTGGAATAGAGGATATAAAGAAGATAGACCAGAAGTATTAGAAAATGTAAAACAAGCGGCACTTAAACGTAAACCGCAGTCTAAGGAATCAAGAGAAAAACAAGCACAAAAAACTCGAGGACAAAAACGCACAAATGAACAAAAAGCCAAAATGTCAGAAAGCATGCGAGGTATTAAAAAAGGTCCGATGAGTCAAGAAGAAAAAGACAAAAGATCAAAAGCTCTACTAGGCAAACCCAAACCACCCGGACACACAGAAAAAAGAATGGTAACACTTGCCAAACAGTTAGCTGAAGGCACGCACTACAGCCAACAAAAAAAGATTTGTCCGCACTGCGGTGTAGTGGCCAGTAAAGGACCATACACGCGGTATCACGGAGCCAACTGCCGAGTTAGACCTTGAACCACGAAAGATATTGATGCAGTTTTTCCACCACTGAGGCCCAGTCGCCCAGGCTGGGTTGACGAAACAATCTAGCACTTGGATACCACGGCGAATCATCGCGTGCCAACAACCAGCGCCAGTCAGTGCCATACCAGTTCAGTGGTATCCAGACGGGTCTGCCAAGAGCTCCTGCCAGGTGAGCCACAGCAGTGTCTACACTGATCACCACGTCCATGTGATGTATCAGGGCCGCTGAATCCGCAAAGTTGCGGATCATGCCAGCAAAATTTTTGACTCCATGCTGTTCCAGGGTCTTGGCCTGGTCAGCAGTGCATTCCACTTGCAGGTTGAACCACTCGACAGCAGGGTTACGTTGAATCAGGTCCAGCATGACTTCAAAGGGCATGCTCTTGTGACGATTGATCCAGCTGTCGGGTCGGCCCCTCCAACACACACCCACACGCAGGCGTTTTTTTGGTCCAAGTAAGTCTTGCCAGATTTTAGACAGATCGGCCCGGGCCGCCAAGTATTGCAGTTGATGCGGAAGATTTTGCAAGCTAACACCCAGGATGCCGGGTATGCTCATGATGGGAGTCCAGTAATCAAAATCTTCCGGAGTGTGTGCAACATCAATGATTTGGTGTATCACAGCACTGCCTGCAAACAGGGGAGCAAGATTGTCATTGACCTGCAGGATCACACGAGCTCCTGCTGTGTGCAGACCAAAAATAAATCTTACAAACTGTATGGTATCTCCAAGACCCTGTTCTTGAACAACCAGAATGGTCTTGTCCCGGACATCTTGTCCGGTCCATCTGGGCTGACTGTGACCAGGCAAAGTGCCGGCCAAGTGTTCAAAATTCCAGCGATGTTCGTACTGTGGCCACCCGCGAGCATAGTCACCGGCCAACAAGTAAGCCACAGCCAGATTAAAATTTGGTGTCACAGCAGCAGGTGCCAACTGCGTGCTTCTTTGCAAGAACGGTATGGCACCCAGCGGATCGCCGCACTCGCGTAGCACATTGCCATAGTTGTTGAATGCCGAAGATGAATGTCGGTCTTGTGTCAGAGCTTGAGCATAATTTTTCAAGGCACCTTCTGGGTCATTTGCTTGTCTGCAGGCATTGCCGGCCTCAATGAGTTGGTCTGTGTTCATGCAAATATTTAAGAAATGTTGGTGTACAGGTTATATTTTGACATGGTCATAAATACTTGTCAACACAATACGGTGTTTTATGCTGAGACTAATACCCACAGCGTACGGGCTAGAACCCCGATCGGACTTCTTTAAGGAGAAAACAACATGGGTCGTCCACTTAAAATTAAACAATCTACCACCGTTGACATTGGTTTCAACACGTTTGGTAACTTAACAGCAGCAAATATTCCAACCGGAGTATTGGCTACAGAATATCTGGGCGTGGTTGGTGGCGCCAATGTCAGTATTGCCGACGCCGATTTTCCAGTGGTTAGAATCACAGCCAACATTGGCGGCACCCAGGGCAATGCTTTCATTATCACACAGAAAGGCACCACCAAGTATCTGGTATCAACCGCAAATTCGGTCACTGCAGCAAATATTGTAGCCAGCAACAGCTATCGAATTTCCTCTGTGGGCGATACCAATTGGACAGCAATCGGCGGCCCTGCTACACCAACAGTTGGCACAATATTCACAGCCACAGCCGCGGGATCTGGCACAGGCACAGCCACCAATGCAGGACAATGTTCGTTGATTGCAAATGCCAACATCACCAACGGTCAAATGAACATGATATTCAATGCCAACGGCAATGCAGTTTTGGCCACTCGCCTGACCAACAAGTACATCTGGGATAACTCCACACCACCTGAGCGTTTTGCTGTTAACTTCTTTGTGGCTGGAGATTCAGCACCTGTCACACTTGGCAACGTCAACGTTGCCAACACCTCGGGCTGGTTCACTGCCAACACCAGCACCTTTGTGTCTGGCCAACTTATCAATGTCAGCGGCACATTGACAGGTAACTCTACAATTACTGGATATGTCAACCCAACAATTTATTATGTTGTTGCCACCAACGGCACAACAACATTCCAGTTGTCGGCCGCAGAAGGTGGTGCTAATATTGTTACTACAGCTGGTAATACAACTGGTCTTACATTCAGCGAAGCTACATCAACAACTGCTAAATCTGGTGCACAAACCAGTACATGGACCAACACCACGGGGTTATTAACCTTGGGTGATGTTCAAAATTACACTTCTTAATTTTTTTATTGGCAGTATCAAAATCCTCACAGCTAAGTACTGTGAGGATTTTTTTTATGAGCACAGCATTTGTTCTTGGCAATGGCGTCAGCAGAAAACATATTTCTTTGTTGTTGCTGGAATCTGTTGGCCGTGTATATGGGTGTAACGCTTTGTACCGAGAGCACACTCCGCATGTGCTGGTGGCCACCGATCGCCCCATTGCCACAGAAATACAAAATTCTGGATATGCCAAAAAAAACATGTTTTACACCCGCAGACCCATACAAGGGCTAGGAGCCCGGCGTGTGCCAGAATCTTACTTTGGTTACAGCAGCGGCCCCATTGCCACGGCCATTGCTGCTCAAGACGGCCACAGGCGCATTTACCTGCTGGGATTTGACATGGGTCCCACAGAAAACAAGCAGTTCAACAACATCTATGCTGGCACGGAGTTTTACAAACGAGTTGACGCCTTGCCCACTTTCACAGGTAATTGGGTCAAACAACTGATCAGAATCATGGGAGATCATTCTCTTACTCAATTCACAAGGGTTTGCGGAACAACCACAGCCCGCATAGCCGAGCTTGACAGCATCAAAAACCTTCAACACATAGACACAAACACCTTGTTGGACCGCATAAATAACAAAAAGGATCTATAAACGCATGGCCACCTACAAAAACATCAGCGACGATTGGTATATTTCAGTAGACAGCGGAGTTGGCACGATCTACGTGGACGGCAATCTGGACGTTTCTGGCAACGTACAAGCTGGTAACTTGCTCACAGGTGGCTTGATCAGTGCCACTGGCAACGTAACTGGCAACTTCTTCATTGGCAACGGTGCAGGACTAACCGGAGTTATTGCTGCCGGTAACGTGGGTGCAGCCAGCCAATTGTCCAATGGCACCAGTTCGTTAAACGTGCCTGTGGTCAATGGCAACATCATTGGCAACATCAGTGGAACCATAAATGTGTTTGAGTTGTCCAACATTGGACTGAAAATTTCTGGAACTATCAGTGGGTCAGGCAATATCACAGGTGGCAATGTGTTAACAGCTGGTATTATGAGCAGTACTGGCAATGGAATACATGGAAACATATTAACTAGTGGCCTGGTTAGTGCCACTGGCAACGTAACTGGTGGCAATGTGTTAACAGCTGGTATTATGAGCAGTACTGGCAACGTCACGGCAGGCAACGTATTGACAGGTGGATTGATTTCGGCCACTTCAACCATAACCAGTTCAGCCAACATCACTGGTGGTAATGTCTTAACTGCCGGCATAATGAGCAGTACTGGCAATGGAATACATGGAAACATATTAACTGGTGGCTTGATCAGTGCCACCAGTACCATAACCAGTTCAGCCAACATCACTGGCGGTAATGTCTTAACAGGCGGATTGATTTCATCCGCAGGCAACATCACAACCGCCGGTAACATATCTGCTACAGGCAACATTGATGCCTTTAGAGTCCATGTGGGAAATGGTGGAATTGGAACTCCTGTTGGAATATCTACATTCTTCATTGGCAATGTCAATCCTACCACCATACAGATGGGTGGTGGTGCGACAACCATAAACATTGGTAATGCCGCTGGTAATACCACGTTTGCTGGCAATGTCTTGACAGGTGGCCTGATCAGTGCCACTGGCAACGTAACTGGTGGCAATGTGTTAACAGCTGGTATTATGAGCAGTACTGGCAATGGAATACATGGAAACATATTAACTGGTGGCCTGATCAGTGCCACTGGCAACGTAACTGGTGGCAATGTGTTAACAGCCGGTATTATGAGCAGTACTGGCAATATTACAGGTAATAATATAAACAGTACAACTAGCTTCAGACTTCCAGTCTATGCCAATACAACAGTAAGAGATAGCACAATATCCAGCCCTGTTGCTGGTATGATGATTTTTGTCACGGGCACAGGCATGCAGGTTCGCGGCGCTACTCAGTGGAATACTATTACAGGTTCTGGAACATGATATTTACAATATCAGCTACTGTGATGTTTGAGTCAAAAGTTCCAAAGTAGAAATTTTATCACGCACAGCATCAAAGTTCACGGTACTCCATAATCCTGGATGCATGGGCTTTGGCCAAGTTCCAGAATCTATCCAAGCGTACCCAAGGTGTTCGTGATTTAATTCTGGTACAAATTCGCGTTCTACGCTGCAATAAAAAGTGTGATAGGCAAATGCGCCATCAACTGTGGTGAATTTTTCAATGGGAACCAGACGCATGAAATCAGGAACAAATCCTAGTTCTTCTTGGCACTCACGAAACATGGCATCACGCAGGCTTTCGCCGGCTTCTATCCGACCACCGGGCAGGCCCCAGCTTCCAGGATGTTTGGGATCGTTACGCATGAGATACAAATATCTGCCCGTGGACACAGAGTAAAACCACACGCCTACTGCATTTACAACACTAGGCTCCATGTGCCTCCCGGGTAGAGTCCTTGATAGCTTTTGATCCAACTTGAACCGGTCCATTCATACTGTATGCTGGTGGTGATGTTGGTAACATACTGTATATTATCTGGACTTGAGGTCGAGTCAAAAGAAATCTGCCACAGAGAACCATCATACTCAATGATGTCATTGGCCTTGGCCACCAATGGTTGTCCCAACATGCCTTGCCAAGCTTCAGCATTGCCGTCCCAGCTACCGGTGGCTTCGGTCAACAAATATCTTTGACCAACAACAGCCGCGGGCAATCCTGCACCAGGTCCACTTCTCAGTGGGTCAATAACCGCAGTCACAGGTGCCAATGTATTAGCTGGCACTGTGTCTTCGTCTACAGTAAACAGCAAAAATCTATCATCTGTGGGATCATAGGCCACGGTTCCGATGACTTCGGTGCCATCCTCCTGCTCTAATCTAATTTGACTGATACCCGGGCGCAAGGTTCCGTAAACACCAATAACACTGTGCCATAACAAATTGCTAGACGGTGAATCGGGCGGCTCCAAACTGCTGTTTGGTTCATCAACTACTTGTTGTTGTCTTAGAGCCTGTAATTTATCCCCAATCAACAAGGCCTGGTAACCATAAGGTGTAAAGATTTGGCGTGTGCCCAGCAACAGGTCGTTGTTTAAAATTGCGTCTGACGCATCGCCCTGGGCATCAAACACTCGAGCCACGATTCGCTCAACCACACCCAGTTTCTTGACCTTGGCCGGACTGCTTATCCAAATAGGCAAGGTAAATGTCAAGGTAGCTATGTCTATGGAATTGTCTGTGCCCATAGGCACAGTGCGGCTGGACCATTTGACGCTTTGTAAATCGCAGGTAGTAAGACTGGTCCAGTCAATGTAGTTGTCGGTGGCCTGTATTTCCAGGGACGGATTGAATAGCACTAGAATTTGTTCCAGCAGTTGCATTTTTTGATTGGTGTTTGAAGTCCAGATATCCAAATTTAGTGTGAGCTTGTAAGGCACAGGCATGAGCCGGTCAATGGTAAAAGCATTGCCCTGTGTGGTCTCATAGGTATCTGTGTTGCTATCGTAAGTGCGCTGACGCACAGCAATGGTACTGACAAAGTTGGGCTCTTGGATCCTGGGCCGATCATAGTCCAGGGCCGTGATGTAAAAGGTCATCATGGGCGTTGACGGCATGGTACTGGCTGAGTTGTTGGCCAGCACGGTTTGTGCCTGACGACTCCAGTCGCCGTATTTGACCGGCACACGAATCAAGGTGTGATTGGTTCCTTCTTCATCGCGACCATACTCCACATCAAAGTTAGAGAAGATCCTGGCAAACTGCAACAGGAATCTGCGTATTTGTTCGTCGAAAAAAAATGTTGGTCCAGTAAAGGTTGGCATCTATCGTCCTGGTGGTCTTGGGTTGGGTGGTTTGTTGCCACCATCATCGCCGTTGTCGGCCTGGGGTTTTAGTATCTCACTGAGACTCTGGCGGCTGGGTATGTTGCCTAGATCCGTGGTGCTCACAGTATAAGGATTGTTCACAAAGCTGGCACGTTGCGTCAGCGCACCCTGCGCCAGGTCAAGATCTGTTCTAACATTTTCTTCAATCTTGATCCATCTGGCTCCGTCATAACGGAACAGGCGATTGGGAAAGTAATCCAATCTCAAGGCATAATCGCCCACACTGGGATTGGGCGGAAAACTCACCCCGGGCGTAACTGGCAAGCCATTGGGTGGAATCAAGTAACCGTTGGCTGGATCTCTACTGCCGGTCAAATAGCCCATGGTATAACCAAATCCCTGTGGAGTTACATCTCCATCTGTGGGCATGCCACTGCTGGAAGAAACATCGGTGCTGCTGGTACTAGTAACACCGTTGCTGGCTGGTTCTCCGTCACGTGTGGGCAAGATATAAAATTTACCATTGTCGTAGCCACTTAGTGGAACTTCTTCGTAGGCCTGTGTGAGTATGGCATCGTTAATGGCCAGGTCTTTGGGTCGTGTACTACCCTTGTCGCCCAGAGTATCAGGATTGGTTATTAAAGTCCAATAAGGCAATCCGGTAGTGGGATTAACGCCGTCTATGGGTGTTCCGGCTGGCACCGGACCCGAGGCTTGATAATAGGTATCACCATCCTTGACCACAAAACCATTGGGGTAAAAATTGCCCGGATCCCAAATGTTGTCGGGCATGAATGGTTGGTCAAAAATCTGTTTATATTCTTGGGCATTGACCAGGGGTGTGGCCTGCACTCGCCAAAGATGCGGCAACCAAGTTACACTGAATCCCTCAGCAGCAAAATTGGCTTCTTGTATCACATAGTATCTGGGCAAGGCCCGGACCAAGGTAGTATCCAAAGGATTGTAATCTTTGAGGTTGGGAAACTCTAGCACATCTCCGGCCATGAGTTTGCGACCAAAAGTGTCAATCATGTCATTGTAGTGAAACGTGATGTACAAGGTATCATTGTTCAAAAACAAGCCAAACTGACTGAGGTTGAAATCAATTTCTTGTACGCGATACACACCACGCATGACGAAAACGTCAGGATCATATGCACGATCGCGATTTTCGCCCAGCAATAGATCTTCCACAAACAAGGGATTTTGCTCGTCATACACAGGCAACGTTGCATCAGCATCGCCCACATCGCCGGTTTGTGGACCCATGTAGCGATGAACATAGATATCAAGCCCGCCGACTTGGTACATTTCGCTGATATTGCGATCAAGATACTGATAATCATAAGTTCTGTTGGGGCGATAAAGGCTCAGGCGTGGCATAGTCTTGTATTTATGGGCCAAATTGACTTGAAAATCAAAAGCAGTTATAATTACAAACATGGATGAACTACAAACTCGTCTGAACCAACTTAAACAACAGATTCCGCAGGTAAAAAATCGGCAAGCTCGTCGAGAATTAACCATGATGTTGCAAAGTGCAAACGCAGCCATTACCAAGGTAGACCAGGAATCAGTAGAATGTCGCAGACTACAAAAACAAACAATAAAATATCAAGAGTTGATCAGCGAAGCAGATCGAGTGCTAAAATTTGTAGAACAGCACCTTGTATTTGCTGTGTTGTTGAATGGTTGACCAAAAATGGCTCACATGCTATAATAACACTTTACACTCAGGAGATCGCATGAACGCACGAGCCGCCACTGTTATCAAACCCTTGAATCCCAAAGGCGCAGAAACCAAATACGTTGGGCACGAGCCAGACTGGAAGTTTCAGCCCACAGAACACAATCGCATCAGTGCATTCAGCAAGGCCTTTGCCTGGTACAACTATCACTATGGCAAACGAGATGCCAAAGACATGCTGTGTCAGTACCTGGACGTCAATCACCGAAGCAAGGATGCCAAGATCATGCGAGGCATTCCGGACAGCCAGATTCGACTGACACCGGCCTGGGTATGTAGAATGACCTTGATGGGCCTGCAACTCAACGAGCACGAACAATGCATCATTGACGAGCAGATTGCCACCATGCTGAAAGTAAAACAAGAAGCCCGCCGTGAAAAATCTGAAGTAGATGCCGAAGCCGCAGTGGCGAAACTTACCATACAGGATCACCTGAGAGAAAAAGTGTCGGAATGTGCCGGAGAACTAGAAGGCATGTTTGATGACTTTATCCGAGCCGGGGCCCGAATGAGTGCCGACTGGAAACCCATTGCACAGATCCGTGGCATGAACATCAGCCCCAACATGGTGGGCATGATCGCTGATACCTGGAAACAAAAGTTGGCCGAGTTTGAACAAGTCGTGGAGGGAACCGATGCCGACCTAGTGGAAGGTTATAGCCATCTCAACAAAAATCAAATCAAACAGTGCATCAAGTTCATTGAACAGGTCATCGCTGACTGTGGCAACTATGTACAGATCAAGAAAGTGGAACGCAAACCCAGAGCCAAGAAGGCTGTGAGTCCAGAAAAACTTTCAGCCAAGTTCAAGTATCTAAAAGACTTTGCTGAACTCAAGCTGACCAGCATAGCACCTGCACAGTTGGTGGGTGCCGGCGAAGCCTGGTTGTATGATACCAAAAAACGCCGGTTGATCCATGTCATAGCTGATGCTCATCTTGGCACATTCAGCGTCAAAGGATCAGCCATTGTGGGTTTTGATACCATGCAAACTGTACAAAAAACTCTACGCAGACCCCAGGAACAGTTAAAAGAACTCATGTCAGGCGGAAAACCCGCGGCACGCAAGGTATTCAAGGACATCAAGTCCACGGAAACCAAGTACAACGGGCGTGGCAACGAGAACTTGATCCTACTACGGGCCTGGTAAATACAGGGAACACGGAGTTCCCTTTATGACAGCCCAAAGCACCCAAGCCCAAAACAGCCTAGAAACACTCAAACAACAACTGTTTGATTATGTGCG